TTGGATGAATACGATGGTGGTGAGATTTGTACCGTATATCTCAACACCCTCGCTGAACTTATCACTACGTCTCCTGACGTTAGTACTGATGTTCATGTTCAGGTTTATGCCTCTTTTTGTGATGTCGAAGTTGCTGGTTATGTACCATCAATTCCTTCTCGAGTTACAAAAGGAAAAGTCACACGTGTTATACCTCAAGCTGAAGTTCGTACAGCTGGTTCGCGCAATGACCCCGTTAATCAGGAAGCTCAAAACAAAACTCGCACTGGCACTGCGACTGTTCCTTCCCTCGGATACTTTATTCGTCCTCTTCTCCGTCAGATACCTATTATTGGCGGGATTATTGATCCAATTATTGACGTCTTTAAAGTCATATTTGGTGTCATGGATAAACCTACTGGTGTCCCTGTTGTCCAACCTGTTTCCTTCGACATGTCTCGTGATATGTCTCAGGCCTCTGGTGTCGACAATGCTCAAACTCTTTCACTGTACCCAACCCCTTCTGTTTCTCGCATTAAGGGTTTAATGGGTGGTGAAACCTCTGACATGAGTTTTAATCAACTCGCGTCCATTCCAATGCTCCATAAAACCTACATATTAGATACAGCCCAGACTCAATTCTCAATTCACTGTGTGCCTGAAGCCACAGATAATCCTGAGGGCCGTCCCGATTTTCTTTTTGTAGCGTTCCAATGTCATCAGTGGTGGCGTGGTAGTATTAAGTATTATTTCCAATTCTTTACAACGGCCTTCACTTCGTGTCGTGTAAGAATTTCACTTAACTACGTCAACTGGACCTCTTCTGTCACAACATCCGGAGATATTATTTCCAAGATTGTCGATATTAAAGGTGACACTAATGTGTCTATTACAGTTCCTTATCTAGCCGAAACGCATTGGCGTAGGCAAGATTTATCTGACACGTTTCCTATACTTGTCACAGAACTTATTACCCCGATCATTGGCCAGTCCCAAGTCAGTGATTCCACTATTTACGTGTGTGTTTGGCGTTCAGGTGGTCCTGACATGCAGTTCTCGCTTGTCACTCCTGTTCCCATTTTCACATCCGAATCCCGAGTTGTTATTCCTCAGTGTGATATTCGTTCAACCTTCAAGAAGTCATTTGATCCGATTATTGATGGGTGTTCTCATACTATGGAAAAAGGCTTTGTTCAGTGTGAGATATCTGGTTCTATTTCAGATGTTCTCAAACGTTATGTTCTTGACGTTACTGCTAACAATACCTATCCAACTCCTCTCCAAGTCGTTACTTTGCAGATGTCAACCTGGTCTTGGTTGTCACACATCTGGATGTTTTGGCGTGGCTCTCGACGTAAGAAGCATTTTGCCGGTGGTGACCCTGGCACATTGTTTACTGTATGTCCGACCTCAGATTTCTATGCTACGCACTCAAGTGGCGGAAATATGACAGTTCCTAACGTGTATCCTATCGTTGGAACTGAGATCCCTTGGTATCACAATATGCCCTATTATTTTGTGTACCCCCTTACAGCTGCTATCACTCCGGATGTTCCTATTAGTATTACTACTTTCGGTCCGACGATTGAGTTCAGCTCCTTTATTGCTGCTGGTGAAGACTTTCAACTAGGCTTTCTTACTGCACCGTTATCCATCGGTGGGTTAGCAAGACGCGAGATCCCTCGTGTTAGGCCTGTTCTTAAAGCACTCCTGCGCAATTCTTTA